ACCAGATACCGATCCAGTTCTCCTTTATTAATAACCTGTTTCTTTGATAAGTGATTATTCAAGTATGTCTTTTGTAATAGTAAATCACCTGTATAATTACGATTTGAGAGAATCTTTATAATCGATGTTGGACCCCACTTTTTAGATTCTTTTGGTTTTATACCTTTTGCATCTAGTATTTGACATATTGCTTCAGCACCATTTCCATCCACATATAGTTTGTAGATAAGTTGAACCACTTCAGCTTCTTTAGGAATTACACGAAATGTCTTGTTTTTCAAGCTATATCCAAGTGGTGACCGTCCTCCCCAAATCTCACCTTGTTGAAATTCTTTCTTGATCCGCCATTTCATATTCTCTGAAACACTTCTGGATTCTTCTTGTGCTACGGATGCTAATAAGGTAAGAACCATTTCTCCTTCACTACTGATGGAATGGATATTCTGCTCTTCAAAGAAGACATCAACATTAAGTTTGTCAAGTTCTCTTACTGTCTCAAGTAGGGTCATTGTATTCCTTGCAAACCTTGATATAGACTTTGTAATAATCATATCAATTTTCCCAGCTTTGGAATCTTCTAAAAGTTGCTGAAACTCTTGTCTCGAGTCTTTGGTTCCAGTGAGAGCTTCATCTGCATACACTCCTACAAACTGCCAATCATTATTATCTTGAATCATTTTCTTGTAGTAATTGATTTGAGCGGATAAGGAATGTAGCATTGCATCTTTACCATTAGATACCCTAGCATAAGCAGCAACTCTAGTTTTCTTTGGTAATTTGGATAATGCTTCGATTTTGGTTATCTTCTTTTCCTTCATCTTTTACCTCCTCTTTGGTTACACTATATATCACTCTTTTAGGGGGTTTAGTCAAGTTGTTAAGACGATGAATGTTACCTTTATTGATACAATACTTTTCTGCTAAAAATGCTTCTGCTTTAAGATATTCAGATTTACTCAAAATCCCCTCCTCAAACATTGATTTAACGGGTGCGATGGATAAGTAATACATTTCTAAATTAGATCGGTTCATTGTGACTTGATCCTTTTCTTTGCTCATTCCACCATTGCCATCTGCATCTATCTGAACAGAATATCTTTTTCTTTTTCCCTTTTACTGACTTCATCTCAAGACCACAGTTTTTGCAATAACCAACAAGGCTTTCTTCTTCCATTCTCAAACAAGCATAACGAACAGCATCAACTTTTAGATCCAGCTCATTAGCAATCTTTTTGTACCCATATCCTTTGTCTCTTAACTCTTTAATTAGTGTGTCATTATTCATACGAACTACCTCCTAAATAATAGTCCGCAGAATTCGTGTAAAAGTTCGGGTTCTTTGCAGAAAAAATCCAAATTGTACTATTTTTATTGTTCATTTTCATATCAATTACCTCCTTCATCAGTTAAATGGCGAGGTATGACACGATTTGCCAATAAATACGTAAAAAAGTGCAAATAAAAAAGCCGTACCTTTTTACCAGTACGGCCAGTTTCTAAATCTATGCTTATTCTTTTGCGTTAATGAATGTTACTTTTTCTCCAACAATCTTTATTCCATAGCGATTTTCATCATACTTCCCAAGTTCTACACTACTCAAACCTTCAGGACTAGATATTCGCATCCCAAATTTATCAATTTCATATTCACCTATTCTAATAACTTCATTACTCTCTTTATCGAATACTTTAATACCTTCGTTATCTATAATAATGGCATTATCAGTGCTTATGATGACATATCCATCTTCCGTTATCTCAAAAGTGGTTTTGTCTTCTTCCTCATTAACAATTCGAAGCCCTTTTAATGTTGCACTATTCAGTTTTCCCTCTTCAAATGCATAGTCCACTGTGCTTATCGCGTTTTCTATTCTATAAAAAGTATCAGAAATACTAGGTTTATAGTTTCCTACCTCTACTCGAATGTCATAACGATAAAAAGGATTGTATTCTAAAGATATTATTCTGGTTTTTACATCAATACCAAGGGGTGTAAAAACAATATGAACATTGTCTCCTACGGTTATATTCGACAGCTTAAAAAATGATATATCATAGGAAGATTTATTTTCCCTAGAATCGTGGGATACTGCTACATTAATAACATTTTTTGAATCCATGACTGGAACAGAATCTGAACTTCCTCTATGACTTCTGATATTGATTTTATAACCATCGTATTCAATCTCTCCACCCAAAATGGCGATAAATTGCATAAGAGCGGCTCTCCTAGAGACGTTTTGATTGATTTTCATTGAGACATTTGTCGTATAATCAATAGTACCTACACTAAACGGAGTCCCTGAAAGAAGCTGATGTAGTCCATCTGTTGGATCACCTGTAAAGTCAAATGCAGAGATGTTATACATCTCATGATTTAAAACATAAGAAACATGCTCGCAAAAAACAGAACATACCGGAAGTCCCCCTCGTATAGATTTACTAATTTGTACCATCTCAAAATACTGATTATTTACTTTCGCTATCTGTTTTGTTTTTAAGACCAATGCTGACCTTGCCATAACCGTAAAGGAAAGAATAAACTCTCCCTCCAATGTTTCTCTTATATTAGCACTTAAAACTTTCTTAACAGACTGAATAAAGGTGTTTTCTGAATAAATCTCTATCAATGGACTCCCTCCTTTCTGTTATTTAATATCTAGCAACTCCTAAATTTCTAACAGTAACGGTATTCTGATTCCACTGCAACTGAGCAATAACTCTGGTTAGAATGTTACCATCAATAGTTAAAGGTATGGTTACATTAAAAACTGCCCCATTAGAACTATTTACACTCTCAGAAAATGAAGAGTTGAGATCTATATCAAAATCTGTTGGAATGGCCTTTTGCATATCTTTTTTTACATCTCTCATTGTTTTTTCGAATCCTTCTCCCATACCTTCACCCATATTGGCACCAATACCTGCAAAGACCTTAGATGGTGATTGGATTCGAAGAACACCTTTAACTCCTTTGACAATTCCTCCTACCATATCACTGACTTTGTTTTTAAGCCAATTAACCATAGATGCAATACCATCCCAGAGTCCTCTAGCAATGTTTTTGCCCACATCAATAATGGCCGGAATGGCTTTTCCTAAACCCGTCACTATGGCTGTAATAATCTGAGGAATTTGTGCTACTAACTGTGGAATAGCCCGAATCAATCCTGCCGCAAGCTGAATAGTCAGCTGAACACCCATCTCGATAATCTTAGGTAGATTTGTGGTGATAAAAGTAATAATGCTACTAATAATTTGCGGTAAAGCCTGAATTAAAGTAGGCAGTGCATTTAAGATACCTTGTGCCAAACCACTGATAATTTGAAAAGCCGCTTCTAGGACCAAATCAAGATTATTAATCAATGTTTCTACAATCAAAATCACGGCTTCTACGATGGACGGAATTAGTTCCGGCAGTGCTTCACCAATGCCAGTGGCAAGGGTAACAATCATCACAAGTGCCGCTTCAACAAGGGCAGGGAGATTGGCAATGATTCCGTCCACTAAAGTTAGTACCAACTGAAGCGCCCCTTGAGTTATTTGAGGCAATGCCTCAATGAGACCACCCACTATGGTCATAATAATATTTGTCGCTGCATCAATCAGTGTTGGTAAATTATCTAAAATACCGTTAACCAGAGCAATGACTAGCTCAGGAGCAACTTCTGCTATGGCAGCTATCAGTCCAGTAACCACATCTAAGATTTGAGGAAGAATTACTGCTATCTGGTCTACTGTTTCTTTGGCTCCTTCTTTTAACTGTTCCGCTGCACCTTCTTGCCCTGTGATTAGACCTGTAAGACCATCAAGGATCATGGTAAAGCCGGGTAGGAGTTGGGAAGTGATATTATTTTTCACACCGGTAAAAGAACGGGTAAGATTATCCATGGCATCGGTATACTCGACTGCAGCATCGATGGATTTATCACTCATCACAAGCCCTAGCTCGCTGGCTTTGTTCTTTAAGTCTTCTGTGCTTTCTGCAGTTTGGTTTAAAAGAGCTGCTAGTTCCACTGATGAGTTTCCAAGGAGATCATTGGCAATGGCCGCTTTTTCGCCTTCATCAGCAATCCCCTGCAGTCCTCTCACCGTCATCTCAAAGATTTCTTCTCTTGATTTCCCTTGGAGATCTTCCATCGAAATTCCTAATCGCCTGAATTTATCAGTGGCAGAAGTACTACTATTGATGGCATCATCAACCGTGTTATTTAGTTTTTTCATGCCATTTTCTAAAGTAGATATGCTTGCACCATTTTGCGAAAGCACATAGTCCCACTCTTGATAGCCTTTTCTGGAAAGTCCAATACGTTGACTTGCTTTATCAATCTCATCTCCAGCTGCGGCAGCATCATTAGCCATGTCATAAAGCTTTTTACCTGCGGCAACTGCGGCAGTTCCAATGGCAGCCATAGCCGCTCCGATTGCCACACCGATTCCTTTGACAATACTGCCTAGTTTCTCAAATTTTCCTCCCGCATCATCTGCAACGTTGGCACTCTTTTTTATCTCATCACCAAAATCATCCGCTTCATTTCCTGCTTCATCAAAACCTTCACTGGCTTCATTTAGTGCTTTGTTATTTTCATCAAGCTCCCGTTCCATCTTATTTAAATCAGCGTTGGCATTATTAAGCTGGATTTGCCAAGCCTGTGTTCTTTTATCATTTTCACCAAAGGATTCAGCGGCATTTTTAAGGGCAGCTTCCAAAGTACCGATTTTATTCTTTTGTGCATCTATTTCCTTATTTAAAACTTCATTTCTTGCCGTTAAGGCCTGGACAGATTTATCCTGCTTATCAAACTGTGAGGATACCAGTTTCATCTCAGATCCCAGAACCTTAAATGTCTGATTGATGTCACGAAGTGCACTTTTAAATTCCTTCTCGCCCTCAACACCAATTTTGAGCCCAAAGTTATCTGCCAAAATCACCGCCTCCTTCCTAAAA